ACGACCATTTGTATCTTGCAGGCCGCGAATGGCTTGAGCAAGGATCGGGCTGACCATGAAGCGGGCGCTTTCGGTCCAGTACTGCTGTGGCAGTGCGTAGATCTGTTAATGACGTCTTTGTACTGGATTGCATTGGCACCAACAGTATTGACGTTAGAGGTCAACTGGTCATAAGTCGCCATCGAATGCAGGCCAGTGGTGGAGCCGGTGCCCGAGGTGCCGAAAGCAGCAACCGAGGTCGTACCGCCAGCATAAACGCTGTTTGCGCCAGGATACTGGTTCAAACCGCGCAGACCATCAGCGCCGCCAGTAGCTACGGACGAGCCGGTGCCACTTTGGTCATTGTTCTGCGAGCATGTCGTCAACAACATTAGCTTCCAAACCGTCAATATCGTCCAGCGCAGCAGTACGAATTGGGAATTGGACGTTAATATCCTTGAGAACCAATTGCCAAATACTGGTGTCTTCCGTCGTTGGAGTACCGTTATTTTGAATTGCATAGCCCCATTGCGCGCCAGCATTTCCTCGCTTGACCCTAAATTGATATGAAGAACCATCAGTAGCAACAGTGCGTGACAAACCGCGAAGAGGATTTGCCAAACGAAGCGCAACAAACACGGGGTCATAAGCAGTGCGACCACCCTGACCGTCGCCGCCCGCAGTAAGTGCAGAAGCCTCTTTCAAATAGGCCGCATATTGAGATTCATCAGCAAACATCTTAAGTTCTTTTTCGACCCGGTTGTTTGCTTTGTAGAATTCGGCAAGTTGCTCGACAACAGAGCGGTTCACATCTTGGCGAATTGACTTTGCCAGAGGACGGATGATTGCAGGTGCTTGCAGGGTGGAAATCTTAGCTTCCAAGGCCGACAGCTTTTCGCTGACTTCAGCTTTGACGGCTTCAATTTTGCCTTCAGCAACAGAAGTAACTTCTGCGATTTTGGCGGCTTGGGCAGCTTCAATAGCGTCCAGCTTTTCGATGATTTGAACAGACATGATTATCCTTTGATACGTTTAGACAAGGTTTTAAGAAGTTCGCGATGCTCAAGAGCAGCAAGAATTTCTTGTTCGGTCACTTCCGCATCAGAATCACTCAGAGCCGGAGCGTTTTCAATTAGTGCCAGGGCTTCACGCTGTTCTAGCACTTTCTTGAAGACAGACGCGGCAGTGACCGCATCCTTTTTAGATAGGCTTGCATCGCGCAAAGCCTTTTCCAAAACTTTTAGATCGGCGCTGCCATCAGGCCGGAAATATTCCAGCTTTGAGACTTCAGCAGCCGGGTTGTTTGGGTACATCACCACGCTGACTTCGCGCAAGCCGCCTTTGGTGATCTGAAAATAAGCGTCTTCACTTTGGTCTGGCTCGCCGTTGGCATCAACCATTTGATAAGACTCGGCATAAGCACCGACAGAAACACCGCCAAACATGGCTGGCGATTCTTTCATGATTTGGTACAGATCTCGACCTTGGCTTGTGTTTGTGTAAATACGACCGTAAGCATTCATGCCCGTATCGTTGAATTCAAACGAGGTCCATTCGCCAACAGGAATTGCATCAGCCGAATGATTAATAAACATTGGCAGCGGGCGACCAGATTTACTGAATTCAGCAGCCCAATCCATGAAGCCTTCAGGCTGATAGTTGAACTTGCGACCATCAGCACCTTCGCGAGCGCCCCATGACGTTACTGTGGCCTCAATAGCGCCAGAATTAAGGCTCGATTTTTCGAGGACCAGTTTGGCCTCGCACATCATCAGGACTTTTTCGGTCATGTATTACCTCTTGAATTGCTCGACGGTCAATGTCTTGAATAATTTTAACCGGACGACCTCGACCGCGTTTAATGGCGGTATTTGGCTTATATGTTGCCAGAGACTCTACCACTATTTTAAAATTAAACAATTTATTTGCCCATGTTCATCTTATTTTTCTGATTTCCACCACCGCCGCCGGTGTCTTGAGGCGATGAACCGGGGATGGTTTCGGCTTTTCCAGAAATCAAATTGTCAGCCCCATCAAGGTTTTTCATCCCCATATATTCGCGAGCTTCATTGGGCGTCATGATTCCAGCTGCCACACCAGCAACCGCAAAATTCATTTGCGACAGTGGATCGCCCTTTAGGAAGTTGCGGGTATCAAATTCAACATTAAGCGAGGGATAGCCGGGAAACAAATTCTGCTTGAGCTTTTGCTGGATGTTCACAATCAGCGGGTACATGGCCGATTTATAGAACTCATCCATCATTGTCTGAGTGTTGTTGTATTTTTGGTCTGCGATGCCAACCATCGCCGGAGGAACACCAAACAATCCGCAAATCCGCTTCATTGTTTGTTCTTTTAGCTTTGCAGCATCGGTGTCCTGCAAGGTCAGCATGTCCAAAGGCGTGTACTTCATACCCTGATCAAGCAGCATGCCCTGACCAGGCTTTGAGGGGTCGCTATTGCGGCTGCCGGTCATGTTTGACCATGCTTCTTTGAGCCTTGAGGCAATTTCTTTGTATTTTCCATCGGGAATAACCTGTTCTGTAACAAACATCCCTGATGGTTTTGCGCCGTTTTGCATTACGTAGTTAGCGTAAAGATCAATGTCTTGGTCCAAACCTACCAACTCAGCCGCCAAAATGCCTTTATTGAAACCAGCTGAACCCTGCCAAGATTGGTCCATCATGTGCATGATTTGGTGAGCGGCCAGAGGCTCATCACGCGAGAACCCGTAGCTCGGCGTAGACAGCCGATACGAGGGGTAGCGTGTAGGCGTGATCGTGGTGGCAATCAGGGTTGAATCCATCACGTACATCTCAAGAGGCGTTTGTGTTGGGCTTTCCTGATCTTTGCGCCAAAGCAAAGTAAAGACTTCACCAGACAATTCATGCCACATCAAATACTGATACCAGAATTCGTAAGTTGACTGAAAGTTGTTTGGCTGGTTCAACAAGTTTGAGACTTGCTTTGCCTTTGTTTTATCGCGCATCCCGACATCAGGGGATTTAATAGCGTCATGGAAAGCGCCGTCATCCATAGCGCAGGTAATGCGAATTGGAAGCTGGGCTAGTGCTCTTGCCTTTGTCGCCACGCATGACATTACCGTCGAATTGCGGGTAAGCATCGACATATCGACCGGCCTACCAGCACTCGTAGTGCTTGATGTGGTCACGTAAAGAATTTGGGTATTTACGGTCGGCTTTTGGTTTGAACCTTGGTAAACAATGTTGTTTCCCAAACTGGTCTGGCCAAATAACGAATTTGATGAATTGTCATCAATTTTTTTCTTGAAAATATCAAAAATTTTCATGCTATTTCCTTTGGAATAAATGACCAGCCATTTTTTGGCTTGACCGGGTATTTTTTATCATCTCGTTTCGCCAAAAAGCCCAAGCATCTATTCCTGACAGTCATCACTGCACAAAAATTAGCCTCTGCAGCCAATCTTAATGAATGGAATTGTCCTTTTGGCGTGATCCATTGCCCAGAAGACAGGGTTTCCGAACTTCTTTCATATCGATCTCTATTGTATGACTTGTTTGCATCACTCAATTTTTTCAAATGAATGTCTGAAAATTTTCTGTTTTTAAGCAAGTAACAATTGCCAACTGGGCCACCTCCAGACTGAATGTTTACCAAATGTCCAAACTGAAAAAAATATGAAATCAATGATTTTTCTAAGCTATAAGCGACTTCTTCAGACAAATTTTCAAGAACCATAAAGATAGAGTAGCCATTTTTAGCCACATCACGCCAAGCCTGACTTCTATTGGTTTTGCTTTTTGATCTTCTTAAGCAGCCCTTTCCAATGTAAAAAATTGTACCGTCCATTTTGCAATGGCAATAAACATAAAAATGATTTTTGGAATTCATTCCTGCATTGTACATTACCACTCTAATGCGCGGAATCCGTGCGACTCGCTTACAAAAGTATTATCCAAATGACAATGCAAAGCCATGATCATCGCGATGATTCCATCAACCTTTGCAGATGGATCAGCCTCATTTTTTCTAATCTTTACGTTGGCGTTAACGTCCGTGTAAATTTCGCAGTTTTGCAGTTGCCACCCTACAAATGGGTTTCCGTCGTGTTTAATCGCCTTTTTCAAAATCAACTGCTCGGCTGTTTTTGACGGGTTTGACAAAACAGCCATACTTTGACCGACTTTTTTAACCGGGATTCCTTCTGCGTACAAGTTCGCGACAAGTGCCGCAGAATTGTAAGGGTCAAAACCGATCTCTTTTATCTCAAAATTTTGGCATTGTTGCTTAATATATTTTTCAACTTCATTTAAATCAATGACATTGCCAGGCGTAAACACCAAAATACCGGTTCTGTGAGCTTCTGTGTAAATTGATTTGTAATGGTTTGGCAACAAATTTATGGATTCTTCTGGCAAAAAGAATTTAAATTGCGCATAAAAATCATCTTCTGCAAATCGATGCAAGGTCACAATTGCGTTTAAATCTCGCGTATGCGCCAAGTCAAAGCCAATGAATGTTGACTCTGGTTTTTCTTTAGGCATCGGCGCAATTGAGTCATCCCAATAGCGCCTATCAATCCATGCGGAATTCGCCGACACATAAATGTTTAGCTGCTTGCAAAGAAACTCATTCAAACTTGCAGGCTTTGCTGATGCTTCCTCGGCCATGTGTTGAATGGCTTCAATCGTTACCGAAATTCCCAGCATTGGGTTGGCCTTGCCCCAGATCGCCGGATTACTCCATTCATCACCAGGATCAATGCCATAAAGCAGGCCGAACCATTTACAAGTATCTTCAGCAGCGCCGCGAAGAACTGATCTAAAGTGGTTAAGGTCTTCAAAAAATTTGGTTTCACGGGTAAAGCTGGCTGTCGTCAGGTAAAGCCGTAAAGGATTTTTCCTTGCGCCCATGCCTGAATGCAAAACCTCAATTGAGGACCGCTCGGTAATCTGTGCCGCTTCATCAACAATCGCGCAGGATGGGTTCTTGCCGTCGCCGGTTTTCCGGTTTTCCCGACTTAGCGCCCGGTAAGTTGAGGTGGAATCGCCAGCCTTTTTAAGCTCGGTTCGCAGGACTACAAACTTTGCCGCAAGGCTTGGCTCCATTGCCTCTACGATTGCCCTGGACGAGTCAAAGCAAATTGTGGCTTGTTCCCTATTCGTTGCAAGCGTAAACACCTCTGCGCCCGCGTCGCCAAACATTAGCTCGTAATTGGCAATGATTGATGCAAGCGTTGTCTTGCCCGATTTGCGCGGAACAAACAAAATGACATCAGTTGTCCAGCGCCTGGCGTGGTCAGCCTTATCTCTAAAGCCATAAATGCCCGCAAGAAATAGAACCTGAAATGGCGATAGATCAATTGTTTGTCCTGCGTCAGCGCCTTTAACATGCTTGCAAAATTTAACAAACTTCAGAATGTGTTCAGCTTTTGCGGGAACAAATTCATATGGAGCATCCTTGCGCTCCACCATGTCCAGAAATCTTTGACAGGCTAATCGGACATCTTCACAAGCCAGAATGTCATTTCTGACGACGCTGGTGGCGTACTCAAACGCGGGCTTAAGCAGAGGCGAATAGCTCATCAACAGCAGTTGGTTTCTTGTTTGTTTTTGGGCGTGAGCGAGTGACCAAGGAAAGCTCGGTCATCAGTTTGATAATTCGGTCCAGACTTTCAGTCCGGATTTTCATCCAAGGGCTGGTCGCTTCGCCTGAGTTGTAGGCGTACAGCGGCCCATCTGTATTGATCTTGACCTGAGCCTCGACAAGCGAATCCATTGTCATAACCAGCAAGGCGACCAATAGCTCATCGCTAGCCGTCAATGGCCCGATTGAGCTTTCAATGTCATTTCTGATTGCCGACTCAAAAACCGTCTGATCCCATGTTCCGGGGTTTTGAATGACTTTGATAATGGCCGGAGGAATCGGTTTTCCTGTTTTATTTTTCATGGCTTGCCTTTAGTTATTTAAGAAATCGCAATTTGTAAAGTGTGGAGTTGATCAAGTTGGCGATGTTGTCAATCTCGTTTTGAAGTTCGCTATCTTGCGGAAAGTTTGGCAATCGCCGGGTTGACTCGACCTCGGCCTGCAAGTAAAGCAAATATTGGACAGGCTCGCCCGGCAATTCAAAGTCGGTTTTGTACTTTGTCAGCAGACCATATTTGCCTTGGAAAGCCTCAACGAAGCCGTCGACCAAATCACCAATCTCAGAGTAGAACTCGCCCAAAGCCATGTGCTCGGAAAAATTTCTTGTCTGAAAATGCAAGATGTGAGCATTTGTCACGCTATGCAGCAGGCACATTACCAAATCCATCACGGGGTCTTTGGGTTCAATTTTTGCAATAAAGGTAGCCATGTGTTCCTTAGCAGTAATATGAATAATCGTGGACTGTCAAATCCTTTATTCCATCGGGGGAATAATAACGAAAAACGCCTTTTTTCTCAAGGCCAGTCTTTACGCTGTGGCAAGGCATACAAAGTGACTGGAATTTATTCTTGGCAAAAGCGAAGGTGCCTATTTTCTGCCACGGGAAAACGTGATCCACGGCATTCGCCGCCGTCACTTTCCCGTCAACCATGCAAGCCTGGCAAAGCGGAGCAGTTGAAAGTTGCCGCCAGCGAACCGACCTCCATGCCGCCGATTTATAAAACGAGTTGAAGTCTTTTCGGTCTTCAGACTCAACCAGCTTTGGCGAATGCGTTTCGCAAAATGACGAATGCGGGATTGAATCCAGCTTGCATCCGAACTGATTGCACTGGTTTTTTGGCATAAACGCCATTTTTATATAACCTTGGGTTGTTAAGTCAGCTTACACCTAGTCTCAAAACACATATCAGGCG